CCACCAGCAGCACCTAAAGCACCACCGATGATACCACCTAGTCCACCGCCTCTTTCTTTGCCTGCTTTGTAGCCTTTGTAGCCACCATATAATGCTAATGCTATTGCTAAAGGGTTTGCCATAATTAAAAATTTTTTCCTATTTTAAGTGATTTTATCTTATTTATCTGTGCTTATCAACTCATCTGCAAATCTACCTGTATACTGATGTTCTCCCACATGGGTTATATAATCAAATATCCAAGCATAACATTTTCCCCCTATATCTTTCCACCTCTTACAAAAAGCAAAATCTTCACCTAAATAAGTGTGTTTTTCTTGATCGAACTGTGTATCAAAAAAGTTCCACATATGAGGTAATCTTTCATTCTTACCATTAATAACTTGATCTTGATCAATTCTTAGATGAGGATATTTATCTATCATCTTTGTAAACACTTCTCTTTTAATCATCATAAAACCAGTAGGAGAATGAGTAACCTCTATAACACCGTCTTTTATTTTAATTGCATTATTATCAGGAACTTTCATTGGATATCTGTAAAAAGCTTTATTGCGAATATCTTGAGCTGTTTTTAATTTTCCTTCATTAAATTGATTTAATGCTTTATCCCAATTCATATCTTTTAATGGATAAGGTATAGATATAATATCTTTATTACAGGCAACTAATCTTTCGGCTGCACCTGCGTTAAACGATATATCAGAATCAATAAATAACAAGTGAGTTGAATCAGATTCTAAAAAAGCAGAGACACACATATTTCTTCCCTGTGTAACTAATGAAGATTTCATTAAATGAAATCTAACTCCAATCTTCTTTCTCCAACATTCTTTTTGTAATTCTAACAAAGATTGAGTATAGTGAATTGAACATTCACTATGTACAGGTGTTGCAACAAATAATTTAATTTTTGGATTTACTTTAGGTTCGTTGTCCGTGTTCCGTGGTTCTTGGTTAAACCATATTGGTTCATGATTTTCTAGCATCAACTACTCCTTGTAAAAAATTTGTCCATTCATGTTTTCTATTGTTCCAATTATAAAATTTTTTATAAAAAGACATTTGTGATTTTTGTAATTCTTGCATTCCTTTGGTATGTAATTGTTCCGCTATTCCTTCAATAGCATAAGCAAATGATTGAGCTAAAGATTTGTAGTCTCTATTATATTGAACATAAGTAGGCCATTCAGAACAGGTTTCGTATAACGCTCCATAGTTAGTGACTATTGCATGTAAACCAAATGATAATGCTTCAATAGCTGATATACAAGAAGTCTCTTCCCAAATATTAGGATAAGCATAAATATGATAATCTTTCATATTATGTAGTATTTCTTTATTAGTAGCATAACCTTTGTATACAACATTTTTTAATTGTTTTGCTTGTTCAAATAAAGGTTTATACATTTCATCATTTTTTTCTTGAAAACTTGAACCATATATTTTAGTCGATGAATATACATGACATTTAATTAAAGGGTTTTTAACAAGTTGCATGGCACCCAATAGTACCGATAATCCTCTCCATGGAGTTGAGGTGAATACTAAATTAATAGGACTTCCTTTTTTATATTTGTTTTGTTTTTGTGGAAACGTATCAATTGCGTTTTTTATAACTGTGCATTTATGAGAAGGTAAATTAAAGTACATTCTATATTTTTCTGCACACCAATGACTATTAAATACATACCAATCATACTTATTGTGGTTTTCTTTTTCTTTAAACCAAGGAGATACATTTGGTTGATCATACGAATTTTGTATCCAAAGAATATTTATTTTTGTTTTAGATAATTCTTGTTTTTCAGGGACAGATGTAGTTATCTGAAATTTATTTAATAAATTTTTATCTACATATTTATACAGTAGTTCGTACTGTAACTCAGTTCCACCAATGGGATTCATAAATTATATTATTGTGTATCGCCTTTTGTGTGTAGAGAAGCAACTGTAATTTCTAAATCTTGTTGAAAGTCATCAGCAGTTGTATCTGTATCAGGATTAACAACGTCTGCATCAAACTCGGCCTTGTCTGCATATACCTTGCCTGTTCTTTTATTTTTTACTATCTCTACCGCTTTAGCTGGCAATACTTTTAAATCATCGCTCATTATACTCTTCCTTGTTTGTTATACTTCTTATAGTCTCTTTTTTCACTTTTGGAAAGACTTTTTTTATGACGGCCTGGTCTTTTTCTAGGCTTTGGTCTTGGCACATAATGTGTAAACTTTTGTTTAGCCATTTTGGTCTTCTCTAGAAATTTCTAATATTGAACATACTGCAGTTATGTTAGTAGTGTCATTTGTCTCTAAAGTTAATGCATCGTTCTCTTCTAATATGATTGGCCCTTTAGCTATATTACAAATAGTGGGGCCAGTTATGTTTGCATATGCAATTAAATTTGAAGTATTAGAATTTGAACTATCATTTATCTTTGCTTGTACTATTTTACTTCCACCTTGATTAGTGACTTGTATGTTCTGAACTATACCTCTTCCATTTACTGGTGCTGTGTAAACTGTAACAGCATTTGTAGTAGTTCCTGCAAAAAATGCGTTTTTATATATATTTGCCATTAATATCCATCCTGTACTAATAATAAATCAAATGAGGCAGAAGCAGAAGAGGTAGAACTTGCCTTTCCAGAAACATAGATATCTGACTTTTGAGGTATTACATTGATTGCATTAAAGATAACAGTTGTCTCTCCACCTCTAACATTTAAAAATTGTTTTGTTTGAAACGCTGCATTAGCAACACTATTATCTCGTTGTATAAATTTAAAATCCATTTCTTGGTCTTTACCAGAGGATACATTTATTGATAGTAAATAACCAGTATAACCTGCAGGTATAGTGTATAGTGTCATAAGTGTTTGTCCATTACCTGGAGATATAGTTGCAGCAACATCAACGCCACCTGTATAAGTAACTGTAATTGTACCTTCATTATTTCCAAAAGATCCTGCTGTTTCTACAGACATTCTAAAAACTCGTAAAAATTGTTGTGTTGTAGTAACTGTATTTGTACCATCTAAGTCAACAGTTTCTTCTACAAGAGCATAAGAAGAATCAAGTCCTTGTATTCTCAAAGTTCTTGCAGCTGTTCCTACTACATCATCATTAGCATTATCACTGACTACATCAAGAGTAGCTTGAGCTGTTTGCCAAGGATAATTGTTTCCTGTTTCCCAAATAGTTTCAAAAGCACCTGATCCAATAGAACTATTATATCCAAATTTATTAATCATAGAGTAACCAGGAACTTTACCCTCTTGAACTGCTAAATAAAATGGAATGTCATCAACTGTACTTCCACCTGTTATTGGATTGACATTATTACAACTCATTAGCAACCGTACCTTGTATTAAACCAAGTAAATCTTTCTACTTCTTGTTTAAGCTCTTCTTGAAACGTATAATTTAATTGATTTTTTAATTGATCTATCGTTTGTACAATTTGTTGTTGGTTATTAGGATTGTATTCAGGACTAGGTAGAGGAAGTGTTACATTTATTTTAGCCATTATCTCATACCGTCAGGTTGCACATCTGCTCTAAACGTTCCATATCTCCAAGATTGTCCAGTTGATGTATTTTCTATTTTTAATGCAGCGGCTCTGCCTCTAGCTCGTGTGTCTACTTTTTGAGTGCTTGATGAAACAGTGAAAGGCCCTAACGAAGAAGACGCAGCAGTATCCGTAGGATAATCTTTTAAAAGAATAGTAATCTGTGCATTACCGTCTAGCCTTTTAAAATCTGGAATAAATCTTCTAATTTTAGTAAATACCTCTCCGTCTCCACCTTGATGTAAAGTAAAATCTCCAGATTCAACATAAGCTAATATTGCTGTTGTGGTAGAGCCTTCTACTTGATCAGTGCCTGTTTCATGAGCCCAGTAAGTTGAGGATCCATTTATATTGCTTACACCTTGAATCGTTGGAAAAGAAGGAGTACCTGTAGGGTTAAAGGAAGTTTGATAAGGAACATTAAATAAGTGAGCATCATTAGCTGATGTTCTTGCTAAGGACATTGTATACCAACAATTTTCACCTTTGTTCCAAATAACAGATCGATTAATAACACTGGAAGTAGCTGATGGATAATACCAAGTTACTTCACCATATAAACAATTGTTACCTGCATATACTAACTTACCTGCACCATAATTTAAACCAAGATCTCCTGGGTTGTTTGTAGTAAATACAAAATCTTCTACACTACAGTCTAAAGTATCAACCGTTCCATTAAAGTAATTAAATCCACCAGAATCATCCATCCAGTACACAATACCGTCTTTAAATTGCATTGCATGTGGTCCAATACATCCGCAGTTTGAACCAATCTTTCGAATACTAAATGTAAATGGAGCTCCAACAAATTGTAACGTATAAGCCGCTGTATCCGTAGTAATTAAAATATAATCTTTTGCTCTTATCGCTGATCGTATTTCCGTTCCATCATCTAGTCTAAATGTACCAGCAGTATTTACAGAAGTAGGTTGATAAGTATTAAAATCTTCTTGATTAGAAAAACGAATAAACATTTTATCTTGTGTAGTTGTATCTCCAATCGTAGTTTCTGTTCCTAAATGAATTAAATGTCTGTCTTGATCGGACACTATCGTCATAATAGATTTAGTTGGTGCACCTGACATGATTGTTGCTCTTGTGTTTAAAGCATTAGGTGTATTTTGAATAGGTTGCCAAGTAAATGTTTTACCATTAAAAATAGTTGCAATTAATATTTGCCCAAAGTTATCTAATGACCAATTACCAGGGTCAATTACTGTACCAGCTGCTAATGAAGCTTCTCCCCACCCTGTAAGAGCAGTTACTGCAGCTTGATTTAAATGAGACGCTGGAGTTGTACTTTGAGAACCTCTAGTACACCCTGTTAAATCATTACCAGAAACCCCTGTATAAGCAATAATTTCAGAATCAATCAAAACAGATCCCGATGTTGGAAAGCCTGTAGTATTAGTTAAAGTAATTGTTGTAACAGAATTATTAATTCCTCCGTTTAAAGGTGTTTCTAACGAACTTTCTCCACCCCATAAATCTGTTCCCCATCCATAACCTGCGCTTTGTCCAATAGGACCAACTAACACATATCTATTTACCGTGGCTGCGCCATCAGCCGTATTATCAGCTGTCGCATTAGCTGACATGGTAATAGTAAATTGATTTGCGCTCAGTCTTGAAGTAACTTCAAATGTTTGATCTTCAAAGTTTCCCGCTGTATATCCCGCACCAGTTGGTGGTGTTACGGAAGTAAAGGTAAATAAATCTCCTTGTTGTAATAAATGTCCCGTTAAGTTTACGGTTACCACAGCGGAGCCATTAGTTGTATTAAAAGTTGCTCCTGTTTGAGCTGCTTCTAATGGAGTAATATCATAAAAAGCACCTTGATAATAAATATTTAATGTTCGTAAAGACGCTAGACATGCATAAACTCTACCATCTAAATCCGTCCATTGATGTTGAGCCCTAACTACCCCGCATAAGGTATTATTTGTAATTCTTTCCCAACCACCTATTTTTTCTGGTAAACCTGAACGAAAACGTACAAAATCACCATCAACATACTGCCCTTCAGCAGCCGTATCTGTAATTTGTTTGTTAAAGCCAGGCCTTATATTTATTAAATTTAATGACATGTAGCTATTTTATCAGTTCTATCCTTAATAGTACAGATGAAGCATAGTTTATCCAAATATTATAAAGGAGACAGTGGATTATGTGTGGTGGTGTCCACTGCCTCCGTTATAATATACTACCTTTTAAACCAAGATGGAAGACCTAAATGTAGTCTTTTGTCAAACATATTTTCTTTAGATCCAGGAGTCTTTTGATTGTTATAATGTAAGAATACTTGAACACATTCTTTAC